GCAGGAAAAACTGCGGTGCAAGGATCAACAGCAGAATTAATTGCTGCATGGAATTATGTAACAAGTTTTACAGCAGGGCAGTATTTTGAATTAATGTGGTCAGCAGATGACACTCGATGTCAGCTTGTAGCAATCGCAGCAAGTAGTCCAGTTCCGGCAGTACCCTCCGTTATTTTGACGGTGACGCAAGTCAACAACATTTGATCCCCACAGGAGCAAAATCATGGCACTAGATTCAGATATCAACAATGCAGACTCGCAGCTTTACGTCGAGTTTTACACGTCGGACAAAGACCCCTACAAGGGCAAACCGTTCATCAAGATCGTAGTGCCAGGTGACAAGACAACGGTGATTGACCAGCCAGTGCGGGATGACCACAAAGAGCGGTTTCCCCGGCAATGGCTGCATTTTCAGATGCAAAGCGGTGATGGCCCGGTTATTGGCACGCCGCTGAAAGATTGGTTTCAAGACCGTCCCGATGAGTTGAACGACAACCAACTGGCTGAGTTGCAGATTCTAAAATTTCAGACGGTTGAACAAGTTGCAACGGCAAGCGATAATCAGCTTCAACGGATCGGCATGGGCGGTGTGGGATTGCGTGAACGTGCGCGGAATTACCTACTGAACAAGAACCAAAAGGTTTCGAGTGGCGAGTTGGAAGAAACCCGCGCACAGCTTGAAGAACTTAAGGCACAGATGGCGATGCTCTTAGAGCAGCGTCGACCTGGCAGACCGAGGAAAGAGAATGTCAACGACAACGATGCTGGAGTTAGTGCAGCAAGTAACTAACGAGCTTGGCGTTGCAACTCCGACAAGCGTAGCAGGCAACACGAATCAGGACGTAATCCAACTACTCGCATTGATGAATGCGAATGGATACGAATTCCTGCGCCGTCACGCTTGGCGGGAGTTGACTAAGCAGCATGCGTTTTATACAGAATACCTTACGACCACCGGCACATGGACTACCGCGGCCCGCACGATCACGATGGCCTCCACTACGGGACTTGATACAACGTATCAGGTTCAAGGCACAGGCATTAATCAGAACACCTATATCGTCTCTGTAGACTCAGCAACGCAAGTCACAGTCAATCAAGACTTTTCTGCTGACGGTATTGCTGCAACGGCGTACTTTCAGAAAATTAAGTATTCGCTTCCCTCTGACTACGAAAGTCTTGTCCCGCGCACGATGTGGGATAAATCCAAACATTGGGAAATGCTCGGGCCTGAAGATGCTCAGCAATGGGAATGGCTGCTGTCGGGCTATATCTCGACTGGCCCGCGTATTCGGTGGCGTTTGCTTGGTGCGTATTTCCAAATATGGCCGGGTATGTCTACCGCTGAATACTTGGGCATGGAGTACCGCAGCAAAGGATGGGCGGCTGCTGCTGATGGCACAGTCAAGAACTCGTTTACCGTAGACACCGACACTTGCATTTATCCTGATCGGTTGATGGTTAACGCAACAAAGCTAAAGTATTTCGAGGCTAAAGGCTTTGATACTACGGCAATGATGCGTAACTATCTGACAGAGTTTGAGGCTGCTAAAGCTCTCGATATGTCGTCGGCTAACTTGTCGCTCGCACCGCGTCCAGGCACAGTCCTGATCGGTTACGACAACATCCCCGACAGCGGCTACGGTACTAACTGATGGCAACAAGCGCACGCCGCCGGATGATGGTTCAAGGGACTGCCGCGCAAGTGGCATCTCTGCCTGCGCCCATCGGTGGATGGAATGCTCGAGATTCGCTGGCCAACATGGAAGCGACTGATGCTGTGCAGTTGACCAATATGTTCCCCGCGGTGTCGAGCGTCAATTTGCGCGGTGGTTATCAACAATTTGCAACAGGAATTACAGGGCAGGTCGAGAGTCTGTTTAACTACTCAGGCGGCGCGTCAGAAAAGCTGTTCGCAGTAGCGGGCGGCAAAATCTATAACGTAACCGCAGGTGGTGCTGTGGGCGCTGCGGTCGTCTCAGGACTGACAAACTCGCGGTGGGAGTATGTCAACGTATCGACTCCCGGCGGGCAGTTTATGTACTGCGCGAATGGCGTGGATGCGCCATTGCTCTACAACGGCACGACTTGGACTGCAATCACAGCAATTTCGTCGCCTGCCATTACCGGTGTAACGACAACAACCCTTGATGATGTGACTTTGTTTAAAAATCGGGTGTGGTTCATTCAAAAGAACACCCTTGTTGCATGGTATCTGCCGACTTCCTCAATAGCGGGGGTTGCTGAACAGATCGACTTAAGTTCGGTTGCTAGGTTTGGCGGTTATCTTGTATCAATCGGCACATGGACAATCGACGCAGGCTATGGCGCTGACGACAATTTGGTGTTTGTTACTAGCAATGGCGAGATCATTGCTTATCGAGGGACTGATCCGGCCTCTGCATCGACGTGGGCGCTGATGGGCGTTTGGAAGCTCGGAACGCCTATCGGCAAGCGCTGTATGTTCAAGTATGCAGGCGATCTGCTGATCCTCACCTTGGACGGTTTGTACCCTCTAGCGTCGGCAATTCAAAGCTCAAGACTTGATCCGAGGATTGCGCTATCTGACAAGATTCAAGGCGCGTTTGCTGAAGCTACAAGGACGTATCAAGATAATTTCGGTTGGCAGATTATTTACAACTCAAAAAACAATGCTTTGTTTGTCAATGTGCCGATTGCTGAAGGTTCTCAGCAACAACAGTATGTGATGAACAACATCACAAAGGCTTGGTGTAACTTTACGAACTGGAATGCTAACTGTTGGGAAATATTCTCAGATGACCCGTATTTTGGTGGGAATGGTTTTGTAGGTAAAGCCTGGACGTTGGACTATCAAGACAACGCGGCAAACATTGAAGCGTTAACGCTACAAGCATTCAACTACTACGGCTCTCGCGGTGTTAAAAAGTATTTCACCCGCGCAAGACCTAGCATTTTTACTAACGGGCAACCGGCAATATTTGTTGGTATGAACGTCGATTTTGATGTGTCAGACACGACCGCAGCATTGTCGTTTAGTCCTCAGTCTTATGCGTCGTGGGATTCAGCGTATTGGGATATTGGTTTGTGGGGATCAGGCGCAACGATTACGAACAACTGGCAAGGAATCACGGGCATAGGTTACTGCGGTGCAATCGCATTAAAAAGCGCGAGCAAAGGCTTGCAGATTGAATGGGCATCGACGGACATTGTGTATCAGACCGGATGGGCAGGTATATGAAGATCATTACCGAGCCAAAAGAACTCATTGGTCGCTATGTGGCAAGCAAGCAAGGCAGGTCGCCGGATTGGGGCTTATGCGTTGCCTTTGGGCTTGTCAATGATGACGAGGAATTGATAGCAGGCGTAGTGTTCAATGGTTACATCGCGCCAAACATAATGATGCACATTTCAGCGGATGCGATCACGCCAGGTTTCATATCAACTGTGATGCACTATGCGTTTGTGAAAAACAACTGCAAACGTGTCACAGGAATCATTGACAAGCGAAACAAAAAATCTCGCCGCTTTGCTCATCATTTAGGTGCAAAACTTGAGGGCGTGATGCGCGAAGCCGGAGAACATGGCGATTTGTGCATTTATGGATTGATGAAACAAGATGCTGAGAAGTGGATTCAGCCGCGATACATGAAGAAACTGGAGGCTATATGGGTGGCATAGTAAGCAGCATTTTTGGTGGTTCTCAACCGGCAGCTCCGGCAGTTCCTGATTATGCGGGTGCAGCACAGGCTCAAGGTGCTGCTAATGAAGCTACTGCAAAGCTGCAAGGCTACATTAACAACCCAAACATTTATTCGCCCGCAGGTTCGCAAACTGTTACGTTTGGTGAAAATCAGCAACCTACAATCCGACAGTCGCTTACTCCAACCGCACAAGAAACATTTGACACACAACAACGGGTTCAAAAGCTGTTGGCCGGGCTTGGGGAGACGGGTGGCAAAACAGCGCAAGACGTTATTAGTAACGCATTTGCGCCAACGGGTACGGCAGGGCAAGGACTGCAAACCCGCCTTGATTTGTCCAATCTAGCGCAAATGCCGGTCAATGCAGGCACTACAGGGCAACAAGCGATCATGGCAAGGCTTGAGCCGCAACTGCAACGCCAACAAGCCGCGATGGAGAATCAACTTGCTAATCAAGGCGTAACTCCAGGTTCTGAGGCTTATCGGACAGCTCAAACGCAAGCAGGGCAGAACCGAAACGATCTGTTAAGCCAGGCAGCATTGCAAGGGATTAGCCTTGATACTGGCGCTCGTGCTCAAGGGTTTAATGAACAGCAATCACAAATGTCGGCTCAAAATGCAGCACAGCAACAAGAGTTGTCTCGGCAGTTGGCAATGCGTCAACAGCCGTTGAATGAGATCACAGGCTTGTTGTCAGGTTCGCAAATTCAGATGCCGCAATTTCAAAACTATCAAGCTGCCCAAGTTGCACCTGCTCCGATCTTTGCAGGGGCGCAAGCGCAAGGGCAAGCGGCCATGAACCAATATGGGATACAACAATCGCAAGCAAATGCAAATCAAGCAGGATTGACTGGCTTGTTTGGTGCAGGACTTGGCGCTTATGCTTACAATCCAACCGCTATTAAAGGGTTGTTAGGCTACTAATTGGGGCAATAAAAAATGGCTGAAAATCAAGCATTAAACTTTACGCTTCAAAGCCCATATCAAGCTGAACAGGCTGATATTGCTCGCCGTCAGAAGATGGCTGAGATCATGCAGCAACAGGCATTTCAGCCTGCGGAAACATTTAGCTATGGCGGCATCCAAGCAAGGACTTCGCCGCTTACAAGCATTGCTAAAGCCTTACAAGGGTATGTGGCAGGCAAGACGCAACGCGATTTGATTGGTGAGCAGAAAGCATTGGGCGAAAGAGCGCAAAGAGAAAGCGCATCCGACTTTGCGACATTGTTTGGGCATATGCAAGGGCAAGAAGCCAAGCCCGTTCGTCCACCCGCGACGGCTATTGATGACGAAGGCAATTTCAATGAAATGTTGCCAGCTGTGCCTGCGCGTGCGCGTGGGACTGTTGATCCAAGCATATTGGCTGCATTGCGTGATCCGCAAGCAAAACAGCTTGCCATGTCGCAATTGCTTGCACAAATGGCAAAAGAACGTGAACAACAAGAATTTCAACGTACTTTGACAGCAGCACAACAAGGTCAAACTCCAACTGCGGTTGCTCCTGTTGTTCCACCAATGAACTCAATGATTCCTGGACAACCTGGCTCGTCAGTTATGGCAGGTGCAGAAGGCACGACACCGCCCGTTGCGCCACAAGTTGCACCACAGGCTGCACCCCAAGTTAGGCCGGGAACTTCAAGATATAACCTTGAAGCGCTTGCTGCATCGGGCAATCCACGCGCTATGCAATTAGCTGAGTTTTTGCAAAAAGCTAATC